CTATTTAAGTTCTGCAACTATATACTCCGACTGTGTTCCTATACGGAATTTGCCTCCCCAAATGCCAATACCCGACGACACATAATATTGCGTTTTGCCCTTTTGCAGCGGACCAAACGCGTCTTCGTAAATAGCATCTTCAATCCAGCTAATGGGCCAAACTTGTCCGTAATGTGTGTGTCCCGATAGTTGGAAGTCTACTCCTGCTTGCTGTGCTTCCTCCAAATGGTACGGCTGATGGTCTATAACTATGGTGTAATAGCCGTGTGGCGCTTTCTCTGCGAGTGTTTTAAGTGGAGCCCTTCGCATATTTGTTCGGTCGTCTCTGCCTATCACAAGTAGTGTGTCGCCACCTTTCAACGGAACTAAAGCGTGGTTATCTATCAGCAAATTTATACCCGCTTCTTTGTAAAACTGTTTAGCCTTTGGTTCGCCACTGTAGTATTCGTGGTTGCCCAAACACGCATAAACCGGAGCTTTTAGTCGTTTAAACTCTGCTGCCATATTTTGTTCGTTTATGGCGCGGATACTTCTGTCTATTATGTCGCCACCTATCAAAACAGCTTCTGGTTGCTCTTTGTTCACGGTGTCTATCCACTTCCTAAATTCGTTGGCACGATTGTGGTAGCCCAAATGCAAGTCTGTAAGCATCACAATGCGGTGCTTTTGCTTCATTTTCTGTTCAGTATTCAGCTGTATTTCTACACGTTTTTTGTCCATATAGTGTAGATATCCATATACAAAGACACCTATAATAAGTGCCGAAATAGTTACAGCTCCTGTCCAACTATTATAAAGAAACTCCTTAGGAATGAGCCTAATAAGCCTAAGAAGGTCTAACACCACAAACAGCATTAGCAAGTATAAGCCTATAAATATAGACGACGTGCCCACCTCGTATAGTGCTGTTGCAAGTGGCATTGGCATCTTGTCTAAAAGCGTATTTAGAAAAAGGCAGAAGAAACACAGCAATATTGCTGCCACAGCAAGCCATTTTCCTAAAATGCCAAATGGCACAAGCTGCCAAATATGCCAACTAATGTATGCGGCACTTGCCGAAACACCCACTAAAAGCAGTCCTATTATCCATGTAAAATTCATACGTACAATCTTTTGTTCTTTTGTTTTTATTTGTTCTTCCAAAGGTACATATTTTTGCTGTTATACCAAACTAAACATAAATGTTGTTGGTTCTTAGCATCTGAGTATACCTTTAAACAGGCAAAAACACGTTTCTGCAAGTGCCTATACACTATAAGTTTTTATATAGGCAACACGTATAAGCATCTATTTATAAGCGTTTTGTGGTTTGTTTAGTTTCTTAAAAACCGCTTCACTTTGTTGTAATACTGTTGCGTTTTGCTCTTGCTAAAGTTTATTCCGCCATGCCACATACGAATGGCTCGCTCTGCATTGTTTGCCTTGTTATATTTTGATTGAAACAGAACAAACATCTCTCTCGATTTTTCGGGACTGAAACGGTCTGCCATTGTGTAACGTTTCTTGCTACCTTTTGCTTTTAAAATGTTGTTACATTCTGCCACAACGTGGTGCGAAATTTGTAATATTCCAGCGTGCGGACCGTTTACGGCTTTTGCATTTCCTTTACTTTCTACCTGTGTAATAGCGTCCATCACGGGTCGCCAATCGAATTTTTTAGCTTTTGCGGCAGTCTCTGCACTTGCAGAGTTTAGTGCCAATACCATTAAAATTCCTACTGTTAGTGTTCTTATATTTCTCATTACATACAATTTTCCGAAACCTATAAACTTACCACAAAATGAGCAAGCTATGCGAAATGGTGCACATGAGAAATGGTGCACATAATTTCTCGGCTTCATATTAATGCGTGCAAAGGTATAAAAAAATATGCTGATAATCAAATTGTTGAGTATTACTTAACAAATCAATACATTAACCACGCTGCTTTCTAACTATTGTTTAAAAGGCTTAATACGCCTGTTTGCCTACTTTCTGGCTTTGCTTGCAGCCCTGCCTAATGCTTATTTTGTGGCGCATAAATTTTGCTAATTAAGAACTTTACAGTACCTTTGCACACGTTCGGCATACCAAATGCGTATAGCCAAACCAATGGCTCCGTAGCTTAGCTGAATAGAGCGTAGGATTCCGGTTCCTAAGGTCATGGGTTTGAATCCCATCGGAGTCACAGAAAAAGGATACTTAAATATTTTGTTACTTGCTGAAAATGAGTATATTACAACTGATAATCAAACAGTTATAACGAAAGGTGGGACTAATACAAGAAGAGTAGTAGCGGACATTAACGGACAATAGCGGACATATTCTTGTACCCGATGTGATACCATCTGTGATACCAAAAACAAAAGAAACAATGAAGTATGCAATGGTTAGGCTGGTGTTTGACAGGAAACACGTAGCGACAAAGAACAAAACAGGGTTGGTGCAACTCGAAGTAACGTATAACAGGAAACGCAAATGGCTCTCAACTGGAGTAAAAGTGTACGCTGACCAATGGAACGAACGATACAAGGTTGTCAATTCACCCCATACTTTTGAGTACAACGACATTTTAGACGCACAACTAAAGCAGGTACAGGATTTTATAAAAGACGGGATACAGCGCAATCTCCCTTTCTCATTCGATGAACTTACAAGTTTTATGAAACGCACAAGTATCAATGATAGTAGCCTAACATTTATAGAGTTCATTGCAGAACGCCTGCTTGACAGAGGCGATATAAGAGAAACGACAAAGAGGACACACAGAACACTTCTAACTGCACTCGAAGAATTTAAATACATAGAACACTTCTCTGACATAACGACTACCAATATCACAAAGTTTGATGACTGGCTACACGGTAAGAACTATCTGCAGACAACTATCTATGGCTATCACAAGAGGCTCAAAGCATACATTAACGAGGCTATAAGATTTGACTACATTACAACCAACCCATATCGCAAGCTGAAGATAGAGCGTGGAAAGTCTAAAGGCATAAAGTATCTGTCAATGGACGAACTGAAACAGATAGAGGGTTGTACGATAAAAGACAAGGCTGTGGAACGTGTCAGAGATTTGTTTATATTCCAAAGCTACACAGGTCTTTCATACGGGGACTTGGCGAAATTCGATTTTTCCAAAACAGAGAAGCAAGGGGAGTGTTATGCAATCAGGGATACAAGACAGAAGACAGACGAGGAATATTTTGTGGTAATACTCGATAAGGCGTTGGCGGTACTGAAGAAGTATGACTACAAGCTGCCAATTATAAGCAACGAGAAGTACAATCAGTATCTGAAAGTCGTTGCGTCGTACGCAAAGATAGACAGACCCATTTCCACACACTGGGCAAGGCATACCTATGCTGTTATGGCTTTATCGCTTGGCGTGAAGATGGAGCATATCTCAAAGATGCTCGGACACTCGTCCACCAAAATAACCGAAAGTACGTACGCAAAAGTTCTCGCCACAGATATAAGAAAAGATTTTGAAATGATGCAAGAAAAATTAAAACAACAAACATAAGAAATTCTTCTTTCTTTTCTTTGTGAAAGAATGTAAAAATAGAAAAACGAAAAAAATTTTTCTCGTGCGTATTATAATAATATTTTTCTTTTCTTTTTCTTTTCTTTTTATATAATATAGCTTTATCCTAACCGCACGTGCGCGCGAGGGTTAAGAAAATTAAATATAATTGAACAAAAATAAACACTTTGACTATTAATTGTTAAAACAAAAAGACCAAAAATGCAAACTGCGACAAATAGGGAACATTTAAAACTCAAAATATTGATACATTTATAACTATCTGTTGTATAGAAAATTATACGGTACTGCGACAAATAGGGAATATATTTTGCGTTTTTAAATTAAATACTTATAATATACTAATAATCAACTTGTTATATATAATAGCGACAAATAGGGAATATGTTTTAAAATGCGCCAAAACTAAATGTTAAATTAGACTTTTAAAAAATAGGGTGTTTTACTATAAAATATGACTAACTGCGACAAATAGGGAACATCTTTAATAATTAAATAAATATTGTTATAACGTATTGATAAACAGATAAATACAAAGATGTGCGACAAATAGGGAAGTTGTTTAAAAATAAATTTATTATCTCATAATGCGTTGTATAACAGTTAATTATACGCAAGTGCGACAAATAGGGAAGATGTTTTTCTACTATAGATTTTAATAGAAAAAAGGGGAGCTTAATTTCTCGCTCCCCTTTTTGCCATTTCGCAAAGCCATTCAGCTGCCTTTCTAAGGCTTAATGAGTAATGGGACACATATACACTGCGGATTAATACTTAATGTTCTAATGAGGGCGTTTGGTAGTATCTTCGCAACTGTAATTGAAATTAAGACAATATGATTGACGAGGTAAAATATAAGGGCTTTACGGCTGCAGGTTCTGATTATGACTGTGGCGATGGCGAATTGGCTGCTGTAATGGGACTGTTGCCTGACAATGTTAGTGCAGGTGGTAATATTAGCCTTTCGGGCATTCAGGAGGCTAAGACGGTGCTTAAATTGGGTAGTAAAGATAGTACGGTGCTATATGTGCATCGTGGAGATAAGTATACAAACTATATTATAGTTGATGTTGGTTATAATGCTGCGTCTAATGGTTCTATCGTTGTGAGCAAGTCTAACTTATACAGGGGAGGGCATTTGTATTGGTCTGTCAATGGAACGGACATTCACGAGCTTTACGATTTAAAAGATAATGGCTTGTATCGCATATCTTCTGTTGGTAACACATTAATTCTACTTACAACATCGGGCGTGCAGTATCTTTTATGGGAGAACGAAAGGAACGCTTATAAAATATTAGGTAGTGAAATACCTGATGTGTCTCTTCTCTTTGGCTTGCAAGGAGAATTGAAACAGAGCGACAAGCTGGACGTTTCAATTGTGAATTTTGACAAAGGAGTAAGTAAAGCTGAATGGGGTGGCTTCTTGAACGATAGGCTAAATGGCAAGTCCACGCTTCGCCTAAAGATTAGAGATAGCGAAAAGAAAGAGATAACAGATTACGTGTTGGGGTATGTGAATAAGTTTATAGCAGAGAATTACGAACGCAATGGCAAATTTATCTACCCATTCTTTGTGCGCTATGCCTATCGGCTGTATGACGGCAGCTTAACGAAGCACTCTGCGCCTATATTAATGATACCGTCTACAGAATGCAGCCCTATATGTATGGAAGAGGGTATGAACTTTTATAAGGCAGGGGATAAGGTGTTCTTTTCTACAACTCAAATAAACTACCGTGTGTTTGGAATGGTATGCGATTTAGACTACATCGTAACAGATGATACAGGCGTAATTGAGAAGCTTAAAGTTTGGAAAGATATCGTTAAGTCGGTTGATGTGTACATTTCAGCTCCTATATATACATACAAACAAAGTGGCGACATAGAGTATTTAAATATAACGCCTGTTCTGTCATCTGATATGACTACTGTAAAATCTGTTTGCAACTTAAAAGAAGTGCAGGCGGAGGGTAAATATAGCGATTGGAGCTGGATTACAGTGTATAAGAAGAAGTTTAACGTGCCTGACGGTGCGCAATATGCGGACGTTGGTTTTAAGGCGAGTATCGAAATTCCAAAAGTGCCGCTTAAAACAGTATTAGAGAATGTAAAGACGTGCCGTGATTTCTATCTTCTTAAAAGCATTAACATAGAAGAACTAACATCGGGTGTTAGAAAGAAGATAGATATTGATGAATACTTCCTTAAGGCTCTTGTGAACAGACAGACGATGGCAGACGATTACGACAGCCACGATAGACTTACTGCAAAATATTCGTTTGTGTACAACCAACGCTTAAACCTCACAGGACTTTCAAAGACGCTGTTTAGTGGCTTTAATCCATCGGCTGTAAATACGGCTGTAAACTCTGACGGCATAGAAGCTGCAGAACAGAAGATGAGCAAGGTGCGTGCGTATGTATACGTTAAACAAGGTGGGCGCAACATAGTGGTTGAAAGCGACACAAAGGATATATTCTGTAATGTGCCTATCTATTACTTCTATTATCCAAACGCAAATGCCTATAAGGCTATCATTCGCATACAAGGGGACTGGGAATTTGGCGAATGGAATGCAAGCAAGGAACGCTACTTTGAACTACCGCTCGAAAGTCATATAGGGCTTAACGGTGCATTTTGGTTTGGTAATTTTAGACGGCTGGGCGATATGAAAGAGTTAGATACAGAAGCCTTTAATGGCGTTAATATTCCTATCGTATCAACAAGTGCCAATAGAACTGTAAATATAGCTAACAAGATATACACTTCAAAGGTGAACAACCCCTTTGTATTTCCTATTTTAGGCATTACCACAGTCGGTGTTGGTGAAGTATATGGTATCTCCACTGCTGCAAAGGCTCTTTCAGAAGGTCAGTTTGGACAGTTTCCATTGTATGCTTTCACATCTGATGGCGTGTGGGCTTTGGAAGTTATGTCCAATGGTGCTTATTCGGCACGCCAGCCCATTACAAGGGACGTGTGTGTGGATAATGATAGCATAACACAAGTAGATAGTGCTGTGCTGTTTGCAACGACACGAGGAGTTATGATGTTGTCGGGTTCTCAAAGTACCTGCATTACAGAAGTATTAGAGAGCGAAGATGCGTTTAATATGGGTTCTTTGCGCTTTGGATCTGAAATTATAAAGTTGGCAGGTCTGTTAGATAAACACTTTGATTATATACCTTTTAAACAGTACATACAAGATAGTGGAATGGTGTTCGATTACACACATCAACGTATTGTGCTGTACAATCCCACAAAGGCGTATGCGTATGTATATTCGCTCCGTACGAAGATGTGGGGTATGATGACGAGTTCTATTACTCACGGTGTTAATTCATACCCACAGGCATTGACTATGTGTAGCGATGGTAGCTTAATAGACCTTTCAGAATATGAGAATAGGAACGATGCAAAATTTCTATTTGTTACACGTCCGCTAAAATTTGGTGTGCCTGACGTATTAAAGACTGTTGAGAGTATCATTCAGCGTGGACACTTTAATGATGGTAGCGTTAAAATGGTGCTGTACGGTTCTGTAGACCTTAACAGCTGGAATATAGTGTGGTCCTCTGAAAATCACTATCTGCGTGGCTTTAGTGGGTCGCCTTACAAATACTTTCGCATTGTAGGCTTTGGCAGCCTTACAACGTCGCAAAGTTTGAGCAATGCAAGTGTATCGTTGCGTGGCAGGTTTAATAATCAGTTGCGTTAATGAATAACTAATGATTAAAAGGTATTATAATTAAGTTTGCAGGTATGATAACAAATATTGAATTAGATATAAAGAGGAAAGACGTTTACAACGAAGTGGCGAGGATTAGTGGCTACGTTGGCGCAAAGAGCTTTAAAGAGCAGGACGGACAAGCGGATACTTATACTCGCATAGCTATTACGGATAGTGATAATGAACTATTGGATAGGTATTGGGAGGACTGTTGTGGAAAGGTGGCTGGCGAGTTGCAACGCTTTATAAAGGATATTGTGTCAAACGATAAAAGTAACGATGCCACATTTATAATACAGCCTTTGAGCGATGTAGCACAAAGGAAGACAGTATTGCAAAAGGATTTGTTTAGTTGTTTTGTGAATTTCATTCTGTGCAAGTGGTTTGAATTGACAGACAAGGAACGTTGCGAATATTACTTTGCAAACTACAATGACTTTATAAAGGGCATAAGACGCAAGCTGTGTATGAAGTTTGCACCTACAAAAGCTAATTTTGAATAACAAAGAATATGGCAAAGACAGAAATTAAAATTACAATAAAGATTGGCGAGCTGTTCTACGACATAGCCACAAAGACATATCTTGCAAATCGTACGGCTATGAGTGGAGACAAGTATGAGGAAGCAGCCGATGCAATCACAGATAGTTCGGAGGAATGTGAGAACGAACTGTATAGAAGCATACAGAGTGCTATTGCAAAGCTACGCACTCATTTAGGCAAGTATATATATAACTATGAGGAAGTGGAGGAAATAAACAACAGTCTTAAGAACGATGTTAAGCGTTCTATAGACAAAGGATATGTATTTGTTTTTAGTATGCCATATAACTTTAGTGTGTCTTCTATAGACTTCATTTCAGCTGGTTTGCACGACTATATTGTGAATTATGCTATTGGCAATTGGTATCTAAAGACGAATGCAGACGAAGCAAATGCCTATTACAAGATGGCGGAGGGTCTGTTGCCACAGATTTACGAGGCTATGAGCAAACGCACTCGCCATAGACGTGGCACAAGGTTTTAATATAAAGGAGGTTAATATATGGAATTAAAATGTGATGGTGGGTATTGTCAGTTTACAAAGTTGGCAAGCGACAGAGAACAGTTACAAGTAAGCCTGCTGTTTAAGCGTGATGAGCTGTTGCACGACATTAGTAACAATAGCTGGGTGCAAAGCGAAGTATCTGCTTCGGACAATACAAACGCAAAGCAAGAGCTTAAGGATATTGTGCAGGACGAAAACTTGGATAGGGTATTACGTGTTCTGCGATTGGCTCATCAGGAGTGCATAGAGCTGCTGTATGCTTATACACACACAGATATTGTAGGTGGTGAGCATTTGGACGATGCATTTGCAGACCCTAAGAACTACATTATAGATATGAAAGTGCCTACAACGTTCTCTCGCACGTCTTTAGAATATTTGGTTCATCTTATACACGAATATTTGATTTGTAGCGTGCTAAGTGATTGGGTAGGCATTACAATGCCTGAAAATAAAGTACTGTGGGCGCAAAGGTTGGAAGATATAACAGACAAGATTACGGCTACTATAAACAGGCGGAGTGGACGTGTGCGACGTTCGCAAAGTCCGTTTTGATTGTATATATTTTAAAATGGGGTATTCAATTACGAATACCCCATTTACATTACAACACCTTATTCTCTCCCTCGTAGAACTCTACTGATGGGTAGCCTTTGGCGAGTATCTTCTGTTTTAACTCTTCGTTTACCGTGCCAACCACATTCCTAAATATTAGCTTCGGTTTATGCTCATCTTGCGATACATCGGGTAAATATTTATCAGCAACGATGTTAATGTCTAAAGCAGTAGGTTTATATTCCTCTTTAAACTCGAAACACTCTACCTTGCTATTTTTTATAGCCGCTAAGTAATAGTAAACACTTTCATTGCTTGGAAATCCCTTAATGATAGTTGCTTTTTTCGCAACACAATCATCAAATAAAGGTTGTATTATACTATGAATGTCATCAACGTTTATTTCAGAACTGCTATTACTTATATAATATCCTTGTGCTTTGATAGTTATAGTGTTTACTATCGCTCTTTGAAATGTGCTGTCCACCTTGGTTGTCCCCGTTAAAAATAATTCTAAGTCTAAATGTGGAGCATTCATATTCGCAAAGCAACAGTAACCCGTATCTGTTATTGAACTAGAATCAAAGCAATACTTGGCAAGTTCCAACTTATCGTTAAAGTCGGGGTCTGTTTCGTTCGCTCCATCCATGTAGCTTCCGCTAAAAAGTATTGGGAGAGCACTTATATCTTGAATATTCTTAAAAAAATAATCCAAAACCAAAGAATATACAGGTTCGCCATCTAAGTTTAATTCGTTTACCCACGCTGCTGCTTTCTTCTGTAAGTCGGTGTAGTGGTCGGTTTCTTTCTCAACAATTTTTTCTACTACTTTCTCCACCACACGAGGCTCGGGCAATTGCAATTGCAGTGCATCGCCATTATCCTCCACAAGTTCTATGTTGGTTGTGGTGGTTAGGTTCTCTTGTCTGATACCATCTTCGGTGTAGTCGGCATCGGGGTGATTAATAACGGCTGACACTATAAGCCGTCCTTTGGCAAGTCCGTGATTGTCGAAGAACATTATCAGCCGTTCTCCGTCTCGCTTGCAATGGCTATACACGCCTGCTTTGCGCTCTGCTTTGTACACGGTGAAGCCTCCCTCTGTCTTTGCTGTTAGCGTAAAATCGGCATCAGGAAAGTTCTCTGCTACGCCATTTCTAACTACTTTCACTTCGAGTGGAAAGTCGCTCTTGTAATTGATGCGAACAACACCATCTTGGTGCTCTCCGCCCTGTCCTAATAATACTGTTTCCATTGTGTTTGTGTGTTAAAATGGCTGTGCCTATTCCTCTCGAACCAACAGCAGCCTGAAATAAAACAATAAATAAATATACAAAACAAAATTATGAAAGTAAAAGTCCTAACATAGTGCCATAAAGCTAACAACGCTCACTACTACTAAAGAATATACGCATACATTTACCGCTGGTGCGTCTGCTTTTGCAGAACTAATCGTTATAAAGAACGATATAAGTAAGCCTATAAGGCTTAATAATAAATTACTCTTGCTAAATGTTTTCATTTTCTTCTTTTTTTTTATTATGAAACTATAAAATATCTGCTTTGTCGCTATCTGCCTTGCTGTTGGTACTCTTTAAATACTCGTTCAGGAAAGGTATCTTTTCCACTACTTTAAGCGTTAGAACATAATAGAGAAAGCCTGCAACTTTCCACATTATGGTGCCTTGTACCATCATGAGTTTCCAATTACGCACTATGTTGGTTCCGTAAAACCAAATTGCCACCCAACATAACAGCTTAGCTACTCCTCGTGCCTCTTCCTTTGAACCCATAAGGTTACCTGTGGCAAATACGCACAGTATTATAAATACAAATACAGCGCAATGCACGAAGAAGACAAAGGCTTTCTTATGCTCCCATTCTTCCCCGTTAAGCTGCCCAGCTATAACACCGAATACGAAATTAACAAGGAAGACAATTGACATAGCATACATTATGTCTCTAATAGGGAAAAAGAATGTCAATAAGCCCCCTAATACTGAACAAATTATATATTTGAATTGCTCTAAATAGTTCATCATCTCCTCCTTTCTTTATAGCAAAGCATCTATTTCGCTTTCAGTGATACGTGTAAAATTGTTTACCTCGTTCTTTACGCTGTTAGCAAGGCTTTTAGCATCTGTACCCTCCTGCTTTGCTGCATCAATTAGCTTTTGTGTTTCCTCTCCACAATATGGCTTCCACGCTGTCCACGTGTTCTTTGCGCCTAATGGGTTGCCGTCTTTTAATATGTAATGACGAATATAGCGTTGTGCGCCTTGTGCCTCTTTAAAGCGAAAACTTTTAGTGCCGTCTAATACGCATCGTGTTTCTGCTATCTGCGTGATAGCAAGCATACCATTGTCTGTGAACTGTTCTAATGTTCCAACCGCATACGTCTTGTTTTCTCCGTTTGTGTAGGTAAGTGTGTAGCGAATTACAGCCTGCATACCTGCGAGTTTCCTAACTGCGTCTAAGCCTGTGCCTGGTGAATAGTCTAAATTCTCAATATCAAGAGTTGGAAGCATTCTGTAGTCGTTCTTATACAGCTTATTTAAGGCTGCATTAAGAGTATCGCTTTCTTCAAGTTCGCTAAATACGTTATCTGAATCAAGCGATGGAATATAGCCTGTGAGTGCTGTTACTACATTTGTTCCGTGATTTTCGGGTGCGAATTTGTTTGGCTTGTTCTTCACTTTCGCCCAATCAACACTTTCGGCAACTTCGGCTGTAGATGCTGTACCTGCAACATAAGGTTCGTAACCAGCTTCGGAGTTAAGTTTGGTATCGTCCTTTACAAAATACATCTTACCGTTTAATGTAACTTTCACGGTGTCGCCATTCTGTACTTGGTCTGTTGTAAGTGCGAAACGTGCTGTGTCGTTTGCTACAACCATACAACGTTCCATTGCTGCACGTGGAATGTTGGCGAGTGGAATTTGTGTTGTTCCCCACTGAATGCCTGATGCTGCCACTCGTTCAGCTACTTCTGCGTGTCCCACTCGAACAGAACCTTCTTTAATTTTGCTGTTGTAATGTTTGAGACCTTCTAAATCTAAAAATTTTTTCTCTGCCATATAACTAAACTGTTTTATTGATTATGATTTATCCAATTTTCTCCTTTACTACATAAAGCGTTTTGCCATAAAGCTGACCATTCTGATATTGTGTTCCATAGCCATACAGACGAAACAGATAGGCTGAATTTGGTTGTAATGGTGTTGCGTCTCTCTTAACGTCTAAGTACCAGCTGAAATTGATGTTGGCTGTATTCGCTCCTGTTACAACTATAAATTCAAACGCCTTTCGACTGTTGTCGGAGATATGCTTCTGTTTGATGTTTATCCACCACGCCTGTCCTGCAGGATAGGTAAATTGTGAATTGTCAAGTATCGCAAGTTCGTTGCTGTCAAGTTCTGCTAAGAAGTTTTTGTTTGTTACAACTCGTTGCGTCTGCGCAAGGTTTTCTTTTATCTTGCGTGCGAAGTGCTTTAATCCTGCGATGTCTAAGAAATGTCTTTCTGCCATAGTATTTGTTTTATTCGTTTACTATATTGTTTATCTCTTCCTCTGTGATGCGTGTTGCATCTTCTATAATCTCTGTTTTACTACCTCCTATAATAGGTAGCATTTTAGAACCGTTCCACGTACACGCATTTCCATAAATGCGATGATAGAATAGTATGCCCACAGTTGGCTTGCGTCCATCGTGCGCAAGTTCTCCATAATCGTCAGCACCTTTCCAGTTAGTGTAATAGGTATCTCCTTTTTGATACACAAACACGTTCTTAACTCTGTCCCACATAACGCCTTTCTTGTTTTCGGGAGTGAGAGTTAATCCGTTAGATGTATTGCTGTCTTCTGCGTCATCGGCTGCTGATAGTGAAATGGCTTGCACATCATCTACATATCCATCGAAAGGTAATGCGCTAACGTGTTGTTTCGTCTGTTCTAAATTGTCTTCTGTTGTTAGTTGTTTCCAATCGTTTTCATTCTTTGACCTGTCGGTGGTTGAGCATACATAGTATACACGCTTTTTTGTTTCTGCACTTAAGAAACTAATCATCATACAACGTTTGAACTCAACTCTGTTATCATCTGTAACAGTGCTTACGACTTCACGTAATGTGTATAATTGACCATTTGGCGATGCGTTGTATATTTCAAACATCATATCAAGACGTTCGTTAAGACGCACAAGTGTATCGTCTTTACATTGTCGCCATAGCGTCCATTGATACTTCTTTATACCGCTATAGTCTTGCCGTAAACCATAGTTGCGCCAATAGCGTATAGGTTCTGAATATACGTGTCCGCCACCGACCTTTGTGCCATTTACCAAAAGGCGTGTCTCTATTACCTCTGTGAGGACTTGTCGGACTTGGTCGGCATAGATATGAAGTACACCTACATTTATGCCATTATCAACTATAGAAAGAACCGTATGTTGGTTTTTCTCTTTAACAAAAGCAATAGCTTGTTCGGGTGTCGTTGGAAATTCATTTAGCGTCTTTAGCGACATAGTGGCTGGCGTGCCTTGTCCACTGCTGCCACCTGGTGTATCGGGATTATCGAAGCTAAATCCTTTTACACGTAAAATACCCCCTACGACTAAATCGTTCTCAACGGCAAGGTCTCCATCAAAGGTGTTTGTAGTTCGTCCGCCTGTTGGTGTAGTGTCGCCCTTGCTTTGCCACATACGCTCCCATCTGTTCCAAACGTACTCTATGCCGTCTATGAATAGATAGTCGCCCTCCTTGCCACCATCGGGGTATCTACTATATACCTCTAAGATGTTTGCGAAATTGCCAAGATTGTTTTTCTCCTTAATTTTGTTGGCTGGTACAGTAACAGTAGGTTTCTCTTTCGTCCATTCTAATGATAACGGATTCCAATAATAATTGCTATCGCCCACAATTACATAGTCGCCTTGTATGCCACCTAATGGGTGCGCTACGTGTACGGCTTCTAAACTTTGGTATGTTCCTAAAAGGTTGTCAGTCATAATATCGTTTTAATGTTTCAGTTCAGACAAGTCCATATAAATAGAATACATTAGTTTTGCTTGTTCTACTTCGGACAAAGAGGAAAGGACAAGATAGGCACAGTAGTATATCACAGCCTTTTCGAGTTTTTCGGATATACCGATATGTTCGTCTTCTATACGTGGTATAGGAATGTAGCGTGCCACCTTTACGGCTACATCGTTAGATGTACACGAATAAAATTCCAATATTAAGCCAATAGGGTGCTGCACAATAGCTACAACAGGGCGTTGCGGATTGCCTCCTATTCCTGCAAAACGGCTGTTTTGTTGTTTGTATTCGGGGTCTGCATCTGTGATAGCTTCTGTTACAGGATAGCTCCAATCAGCCATTTGAAATGTTAGTAATCGCAAGAAGTCTTCGGGTAGTTGTGTAAAGCCCCAGTGTTTTGTCTTTGACGAACTCCACGCTACGGCTGTACCTATGCTCTTACCACTATCGAGCAAGTGGCGTGGAGCATTTATAGTTACTGCACGTGCCGCATCTTCTAACTTGCTCTCTATAAGCGTGTCTATACTCAATGTGTCTACGTCCGTTAAACCAGCAAGAGGTGCGCTGCTATTGTTTCTGTCAATAACAGTTCGCACCTCGTTTACTAAATCTGCAACTTTGTATATCATTGCAATACAAGTGATTAAAGTCCTACAAAACGAATACCCTTTGTTTCTGCAAAGGCTTTTGCTGTTACCTTGCTGCGAAGCTGCTGTTTCTTTGCATCGTCAAAGTTCGATACTAAATAGTCTACTGCTTCTTCTAAGCTGCTCACTTCGACCTCTGTTAAGTTGTCTTCTACTACTTCTTCTGTGTCAGTAGGGTTTATCTCTGTAGCCTCTGCTATTACTTCATTTGGCTCTTCGATATCCATTTCGCTAACCAGGATTATTCGTCCGTGTTTAAAGTGTCCGCTATTCTCTATTGCGAACTGTACTATTTCGTTGCGAGTGGTGAAAGTGGCAGGACGAATGCCTGTGCCTGATGCAAGTCCGCCCTCAAAATCAATATTCATAATTCGACCTGCAACGTTTAATAGAATACTCCATTCTATCATTCCATATACGCCATACGTTTTTTGTGTCATACACTAAAAAAGTTTAAGGGGAGGCGAGCTTATCTCAACCTCCCCTTTGGTTACTAACATTTAAAAAATTATCACATTATGAAAATACACTAATTTACAAGTCTAATTCACCCTCGTACTTCTCCCAAGAGCCAGTACCGCCTGCAGATTTGTAAATCCAAGTTTCACCCTTGTGCGCTTTAGCATTGATGCCTGGACAATCTACAAGTAGATAGTAAACTTTGCCGTCTACCAAGTCTGCGCCTGTTGGTGCTTGATTGGTTTTCCAAACTGTATAGCTTGTTGCACCAGCTGCTTTTGGTGTACCTTCGCCGTTGATGAAGATGTGGCAAGCACCTTTGAGTGCGAGTGCGTCCCATACGATGAGCGTCTCACGTTTTGCTTCGTGCTCTTCTACATTCTCCGTATCGGTGTGTTCTGCGCTGCGAACATAGTGTACAAGACGGTCGCTTCCTAAGATTGCGGCACTGTTGCTGTAACCGATACGGTCGAGTGTTGGCTCGTGTTTAAAATCAAAGTCGCCAAATACAGTGTGGAAACGTGTAATGCTCCAACCTAAGTTATTGGTTTCGACTTTAATTTGCACTTCGGGGTGCTTTGAGAAGTCTATGCATTGAATATTCTCTAAGAAATTCTTACCGCACAAACAGATTGCGCCCTTTGGTACATCTGCGCCTGTATAGAAGAGTTTGCCAAGACCTACAAAGTCTTCGTACTCCCACTTTCCAATGTGCTCCATTTCACGTTTAAAGCTCCAACGAATACCAGTCATAAAATACACAATCTGTGTACCTGTCTTATCGTCCTTAACTGGCATTTTGCCACCACGACCAATCCACAAAGAACGGTTGGTTACGTGCTTAAACTTACGAATCGAGTATTCGGCGAGCAATGCATTTGTAAATGGAATACGCTTCTTTTGACTATCGAAGTAGTCAGAAACTACACGTGTCATTCCTCGCTTCTGTAGAGTAACAAGTGTTGGCACAGGGACGAATGTGTCGGGAGGCACAACCTTTTGTGTTTCGTGTAGTGCTGTTGCAAGGATATCAATCTTTGCACCCTTTGGTATTGCTGGTGTTTGACAATACTCGTTGGTAGGACTTTGGCGTGGACCGTTTACACAACGAACGATAGGGTTGTCGCTGGCATCTCTACCTACAACATAAAGCTGCAAGTCAGAACCTGCATCTTCCTTTGAGCCGTCCTCTGTGTATCCATTTACGCCTCTTACTCTCAATGTTGAGTAGGTTTGAACATAACTCTTATCCTCTTCTGAAAGAGAAAGAGAGAAAGAAGCTGCTGTCCCTTTTGCTACCGCTGCAGTGGTAGTAACAGTTGAGACTTCCTCGTCCATTTGATAGTGCTGCACTCTGGGTGAATCTACGGGTACTTTCTTTGCAGCGAGCATAAGTGAACAAAGTGGGGTGTCATCGCTTTCGAACTTGGCAAGTTCGGCATCGACGTCTACCTCCAT